AGGAGTTTCCAACAACGGCACAATAACTATGCCTACTTTTACAAATACACCAACAATTACAGGATTTGCCGACGGAGTTGATACAAGAGATTCTGACGCTTCTGGAGTTGAGCTTCGTTACATGATGAGTGCTACTGCAGCAAATACTATTGATATTATTTTGCCTGTTGACAATACGAATACAAAAGGTACTTTTGATGCAACATTTGTAGGTGGTACAGTTGCAACTGATGGTCATACACCTTTTGCTGCAACAGACACAAAAGTTACATTTGCTGCAGCTGCTGTTGCAGGTGACTATATGATACTTAGATACGATGGCACTAGCGTTTGGGCAGTCACAGGCGCTTCTGCAGCTGACGCTGGAATTACTAGCGCTTAAAAACTAGAAAGGTTTAATAATGAGTAAAAGAGAAGTTAAAGAATCAAAGAAGGTTGCTGAGCCAAAGAAAGTTGCTGAGCCAAAGAAAGTTGCTGAGTCAAAGAAGGTTGCTGAGCCAAAGAAAGTTGCTGAGCCAAAGAAAGTTGCTGAGCCAGTACCTGCTAAACTAAAACTAAATATTGATGATAAAGTTAAATTAGTTAAAGATGGTCGACAAGGTGTTGTTACATATGTAAGAAATGATGAAGAAGGCTTTTTGATAAAAGCTGAAGTCTTACTAGAAGACGGTACTAAAAAAGTTTCTGGGTCATTATCTTTAGAACTTTTATAAAAAAACAATAATTAGCAATTATAGGCTTAAGCCTCTGTAGAATTCTTTACAATGTTTTTGCAGAGGTTTTTTAGTATTTGCTGTTTGATAATTTAGTTCTTTTATAAAGACTTTTATAATTAGATATGTATATAAAAGATTATAGGAGTTTTGTATGGCTTCGTTTGCTAGTTTAGTATCATTAAATGATAAACCAACAGCGTTTGGAACATTTGATGACGACTTACATTTTCAAGAAGACGCTGATAAGATTATATTATATGTCAAACGACGCTTAGGCGATGATATAATGTCAGTAGAATTGACTAATCGTCAAATATGGACGAATTTTGAAGAAGCTTGTCTAGAATTTTCAAAGAATGTAAATGCTCACCAAGCTGAGTCTTACATGTCAAATCTTCTAGGTCTTAAGATAGGACCAACTGAAACGTTTAAAAAGAATTCCCATGGGCATTATTACTGGAATGACGTAGATATTGAAGGATCACCGCTTTTAATTCAAGATACTTTTGACCCTAGATTTCAAAGCTCAAACTTTAAAGGTAAATACGTTCAAGAAGGCAACGCTGATGTTATTCCTAGACAAATTGAGGCTGAGCTAGACAACGATTCTAATAAAATATCAGCTAGTCCTATACTAGACAAAAGAATAGGACCTCACGGAAAAGAACAAAAATTTCCTCGCGAGACATTAGAATATTTAGTAAGACGTGCAGAACCATATGCAGCTGAAGCTGTTGTAGGTGGTTCTACAGACTTTGTAAGAGCATTTATACCTCTGACTTCTAAAGATCAAGATTACGATATTTACAAAGACATGGTTATACCTGGGAAAGATGCTAGTGGCGCAGGTGTCCAGCTTAAGCTAGAAGAGTGGAATGGACAAGATGATCATTTGAGTGCTTTTAATCCTTTGTACTCTTCATCGCTGCCTGCTAATATAACAAGCACAAAAATTAAAATACAAGAAGTATATCATTTTTCGCCACAAGCAGCGTATCGCTTTTTTGATACGACTTCAGCAGTAAACTATTTAAATAATCAATTTGCTTTTGAATCTTTTACACCGGAAACTGTATTTTACGTATTACCAGTGTTTGAAGATCTACTTCGTGCAGGGCAGCTTGACATATCAAATAGAGTTAGGCGCAGCAATTTTAGTTATAAGATACAAGGTAAAAATATTAGAATATTTCCTAGACCAACACAGGAAAATCCTATGAACTTGTTTGTTAAGTTTAGTTTTCCAGCTGATCCTTATAAAACAAATTTACCTTATGAAGATGAAACAATTGATGGTGTATCAAATATTTCTAACGTTCCTTTTGCAAATGTAAAGTATAGCTCTATAAATTCTATGTGTAGACAGTGGATTAAACAGTACACTTTGGCTTTGTGTAAAGAGACTTTAGGAATGATAAGATCTAAGTTTTCTTCTGTACCAATTCCAGGCAGTGACCTTCAAATGAATGGGTCAGAGCTTATAAGTCAAGGGAGAGAAGACAAATCAAATCTTAACTCTTCTTTAACAGAAACTCTAGACAAACTAACATATCAAAAGTTATTAGAAGCAGATGCAGCTCAGTCTGAACAAATGAGTCAAATACTTAAAAGAATTCCCATTCCTAATGGGAGAGCAATTATTATAGGATAATATCATGGCTAGATTATTTGTAGGACAAAGAGAAGCTGACTTTTTTGCTGATTTAACTAAAGAAGTGATAAAAGACATTGCTGGCCAAAAAGTATATTACTATACAATTAGAGAAGACTTATCAAATGTACATGAGCTATATGAAGAGTCTCCTCAGAAAATATTTAATCCTCCTGTCGAAATTGAATGTATGGTTGAATGGCAACCTTCAGAAGTTCGTACTACAAACTTTGGTACTGAAACTATAAAAACACTTACGTTGTATCTTCACTATAGAGACTTGCTTGATAGAGAAATAGTTTTTAATGAAGGGGACTACTTTTCTTACGGCCCATACTTTTTTGAAGCAACTTCAATTATATACGACAAGATTGCATATGGTCAAATTGAAAGAATTATTTCTATAAAAGTTAATGGTAAACAAACAAGAATGCATCAAGTTGCGCTCAGACCTCATGGGCCTATTGATGAAGCATATTCTGATCAAGATGCAATTCAAACAACATTTACACAGCAAAGAGGTATACCTGATCATGACGTAAGAAGATTACAAGATGATGGAATAATCGATAAACCAATTTCAGGCCCAAGGTCTGTAAAACCTGATGGTTCTGCAAGAAGTGTTAATGGCGTAGGATCTTCTTTCTATGGAGATGAAGACTAATGGCAACAAAATATGATTTAGACAGTAATAAAAGATATGCACCTACAGGATATGAAGGATCTGGTAATACAGATTACATTATACCCTCGTGCGGTGTTGAAGACCTAGATCATTCTATTTTTAATCTTTTTGACAAACAGATACCTTTATATTATGATCTTCATGGCGAAATAAAAAAAGTTCCTGTAATATTTGCTACAGGCGAACGATTTGCTTTGTTAAGAAGAAAACAACCGATAACTGACAGAAATGGTGCATTAATATTGCCACTTATTTCTATAACAAGGACAGCAATAGAAAACGTACCTTCAAAAGGAATTGCTAATAATCAAATGTTTCCTAATATTGTGACAAAAAGAATATCAAAAAAAGATTTAGAATATAGACAACAAAAAAACATAGAAAATTTAAAAAACGTAAAAGGTGAAGATCTATCACAAGAAGGAGATATTTCTCTTAAGCCGAGAATAGAAAAAAATATTGTTGAAACAATCGAGATGCCTCCAGTTAAATATTTTGGCGCTAATTACGAGATTTCAATCTGGTCATCTTTTACTCAGCAAATGAACAAATTATTGGAAGCGATTATGAGTGCTTACACACTTAATCCTGGACAGCAGTTTAGATTAGAAAGTGACAAAGGCTACACATTTTCAGCATTTGTTGATGGGAGTATATCACAAGATACAAACTATAGCGACTTTACTGATGCAGAAAGATATATCAAATATAATATGACAATTAATGCAACAGGCTATATTATTGCGCCAAATATTTTAGGAGGTAAAACTGCGTTAAGATCGTTTATGAGTGCACCTGAAGTATCTTTTGATGTATTAGAAGAATTTGTACAATTAGATCCTCAAGTAGGAGGTGTTGCTGATCCTGATCCTAATGCACATATGTTTGATGACTTAGCAACAGAGGATACATTAGTTGCTTCTACTAGAGTAGGTATAGACGGCGGTAGTAATGCAAAAGAGCTACAAGAAATAGACAGGTCAAAAGGATTTGCAGTTGATCTAAATATAGATAAATATAAGTCAGATGTTGTAGGCGAAAAATCTTCTGATAGTAAAAAGGTAAGAAAAACATTTGTTAGAGACTTGAACGGAAAACTTGTTCCTGTTATGGCTAAAGCTTCAAAAGGCAAAGGCGAAACTGTATACGATGCTAGATTAGGTGAAGTTTTATTTAATATTTCATCAATTGACGAATAATTAAGAAATGACGAAATATTTAAAGATAGAAGATAAAATAATATTAGGAGAATAATATCATGGCAGAACAGACATTTAAGTCTCCAGGATTTTTCGAGCGAGAGATCGAAGTCATTAGTAGACCTCTTACACGAAATACAGCTACACCGGTTGGTGTAATTGGTCCTGCCCAAAAAGGACAAGCATTCGTACCTAAAACAGTAACAAGTGTTGATGAATTTATTAGAGAATTCGGTATGCCAGATCAAGACACGTCTGCTGCCCATGCTGTCAGTGAATTCTTTACAAACGGCGGAAAAGCAGCAACATTCTGCCGCATCTTAGGCTCAGGAAAATCTGCAGCTGCAGGCACAAATAATTACGCAGGCTTTAAGATTGATGGAACAGCTCTTACAGCAGGAGGCGAAACAGATAGAGCACGTGGCGCAGTACAATTTATTGTTGCAGAGCATGAAATTAACTTGGCAGAACACGTTACTTATGGTATTTTTAACGATAACGACTCACATAAGACATCAATGGATCCAGACCCATCAGACAATGGCGGTGCTTTACAAGATGTCAATAGCTCTGATAGAGAAGTTCAATTAGTTCGTGCTATGATTTTTATGCATAAAGATTATACTCTTAGGATTAGTGAAGCCTCAGATACAACTGTTGGCCAATCGAGTGGTACTAATGATACTGCAACTCCAGCTTCCGGATTATTTAAGCTATGGATAATGAAGCATGATGATGATACAGATGCTGATCCTTATACAGTATCATTAGACCCTTCTTCTACGCAATACATTGCAAAAGTTTTAAACACAGATCCTTATAGCTTTACAAAAGAAAAACACTTT